GAGTTGTTTATTTTTTAAGTCTGTCGTTCTGCGACTTGTTCCGTTTACTTCTCGTAGTTGTTCTCAATCTCAAACTTGGGACGCATGGTGTCTGGGGGAATTGTGGACAGGTTAAAGATGCTCACTGCCTCACGGGGATTGGGTGGCTCGGAGCGGAAATCGCGGTTTGCGTTACGCAGGTTACCGCCGATCGTCTCTGGGAAACCAATCTGAGCACGGGGATCCAGGAAGTTTTGTCCAGACAGAATTGCGTCTGGGGAAAACTGACCGAAATCCTCCGTCGTCACCACCTCCTTGGGAATCAGACCCACGTTGGTATTGTCGTACACTGGCATGTCGACTGTGCGAACACCGGAACCACCCATATCAAATGGAGCGGGCTCATCCACAGATGTGAACGTGCCACCTGGAGCAGAGATGTGACCACCGCCCTGCATAATACGGGGACCGTCGCTTGCTGGTTTATTATCAACTGGGGAGGCACCAACTGGCTCGTTGTCTGATGGCTCGTACCCACTGCGCTTCTGGGGATACAGAACCATGAGTGCGATCAAAAACAAAAGAACCAGAATTGCCAGACCTTTGCCGTCCATGTTATAATAGAACTATACTTTTTTTTTAGTCGAGATAATCTGTTGGGTCGTCCTCCTCCTCCGCCTCTGGCTCGTCTGTAAACTGAAACTCAATTGGATACTTTTTTGGCTTGGGTCCTACGCGCTGACGAACCTGTACTACGCGCCAGATTGGACCGAACGAACGCTTCAGAAACCAGAGACCAGCCAGTTCAAACAGAAAATCGCATGCTCCTGAAATTTCATCAATTGGGTTTTTCTGAGCGTCGAAAAACGTCGCCACCACCTGACCCTTGATCGCCGCCAGTGATGCAGTGAGCTCACCGTCAACAGACAGACTCGCCTGGTACGCCGAACGAATCGTCTCAGCAGAAATATCCTTCCCAAACCACTCGAGCTTATTCACCTCCGCCTGACTGAGAAGCTCGTTGTCAATACCTTCAAACAAAGTTTTTGAGGGCACCTTCAGAGTCACCTGGCGTGACTCTTTCGTAATGGTACCGTCAACGGGAATGTTATTCACCTGGTGGAACACACGATCATTCCCCTTGGAAGTCACCTTGAGGAAGTAACGTCCATCTGGGATCTTTACCGGGGTTCCGTACTCCATTGTGCACAAAAAACAAACCTAAGCTCTAAGTAGAAATGAGCTTGGGTGTTTGCCCAGAAGGCTACGTTGAATTACCAGTGGATAAAACGAGGTGTAGACGTCCAACTGGTTCAGCTGTGACAGTTCTCAAAATATGTCCAGCAGGCACCACAATCAGCGTCAGTGGATTGTGCCTTTCAAATGTACTTGCAACTGTGCCTGCAACGTGCCCTTCGGGATATTTTCCAATTCCGAATGATTCGTCAAATTGCTCCACGTCAACGAGTTCGACTGTCGTGAAAAGAATATGTCCCACTGGGTACGTCTTACAGGAGAACGGATTATGTGGAACTGGAAATACGTACACGACAACAGGTCCGACGTATTGTGGTCTTCAGTACAAAGGAAAGGGCTGTAAGTATCTCGCACAAGTCACTCCAGGTATAACGGCTGCAACTGGAACAGAGTCTGGTCCGAACATGATTTGTGCTTTCCAAGAAGGTGATGCTCAATTTCCATGTGACCCTGGATGTTGTCTGACAGCAGACGAAGACGAAGACGAAGACGAAGACGAAGACGAAGACGACACTTCAGCAACGGAAGAACCCGCATTTCCGATATGGTTAATTATATTATTGATTGTTCTCGGTGCCATTGTACTTGCTATTTTTGCTGCATGGGCAGCCAAAAAAATGTCACGCAGAAGTAGTAATGGAGTCTAGTTACATGGAATTGTGGAAAGTTGTAGAGGACTCTGGGGCTTACACGTTTATAAAGGAAACGCCGGTGTACGGTGGGTTTATGGTATGGCACATGATACTTTTTATGGTTCTCGGTCCAATGCTGACATGGCCGATGCTCATACTTTTGATGCTTGTGTTCAGTACACAGACGGTAAACCTATTTAAAGGGGTGAAGAGCTCAACAAGTAGCAATGGCTGATACTGTTACCCTGCAGACTATCATCGACGAGATTAAGCTTCTACGTAAGGATGTACGCAAGGTTAAGTCTCTGATTGAGGACCCTAGCGGTGAGAAGGCAAAGGCTCGTTCCACCACCAACGGCTTCAACAAGCCTCTGGACATTTCCGAGGAGTTGCGCAAGTTTCTTAAGATGGCTGCTGGTGAGCAGATTTCTCGCTCTCAGGTGACTAAGAAGATGAACGAGTACGTTACTGAGAAGGGTCTGAAGAATGGGCAGAACATCAATCTGGATGCATCTCTGAAGTCTCTGCTGGATCCTCCTGCCGATGTGCAGGTGACGTTCCTGAACATTCAGAAGTATATCAACAAACACTACATCAAGGTGGAGAAGGATGCAGAGGCACCCAAGACGCCCAAGACGCCCAAGGCGAAGGAGGCACCTGAGACGAAGGAGGCACCTGCTGCCAAGCGCCCAACGGTGAAGAAGGCGTAAACAACAGATGATAAATACAGAATAAAATCACAAAAATGCTGAACACGGCGGGTGTTCACCATTTTTTGTATTAGAGACGTGCGTACCAGAATAACAAATGGATGACATCGTCAAGCAGCGTGGTCCGGTTTCTGCGCACCGTCTGTCTCAACTCACCGGGTTTCCACGTTCCAAAGTGAATGGGATTCTACATACAAATCGGCACTTTGTAAAGCATGAGCGCAGTCCACTGAGTCACGTGAATGCTCGAGTTGTGTGGACGTGGTCACCTGAAAAGGTTCAACTTCCTCTGCCACGTCAGCATATCAACTCACGTAACAAGAACCAAAAGCGCAAGGCTCGAAAGGCGTATGAAGAAAAAATCGGAGCTTAATATAACATGAGTACACTGTTGCTTATTTTTGTGGCGTTGTTAATTTTACTCGCATTTCTTTACACAAAAAAACCTGCGGTGAACGCCACAGGAGTGTCAGGTACAGGACCTGGGTATATTCCACCTTTCCAGGGGTATCCAGGATCTGGTGTAAGCGGGGTTTAAGGTGTTGCGGACTTAAAAACAAAAAACTCGTAGTAGTTAATGGAGCCAGGAGAAACACCAGATCTCGTAGAGGCTCCAGCCTTGGATCGCTCTGCGATTGAAAGCCTCGTTGGTACAAAAATTAGTGACTTGAAATATTATCGTCGCGCATTCACGCATAAATCAGCACTCCGAAAGTACAAGAACCTCGAAGGTTCGTACGAGACGCTGGAATTTATGGGTGATTCCGTGCTTGGATTTATTATTACGCGTTTTCTCTTTGATCGTTATGAAGAGAAGCAAGAGGGCTTTTTGACAAAGGCGCGCACAAAACTGGTGAGGGGAAAAACACTGTGCGAAATTTCAAAGAGGCTTGGGCTTGATAAATGGATTCTCATGGATGACAAGGGTATGCGCAATGGGTGGAACACCAATGAGAATATCCTTGAGGATGTTTTTGAGGCGCTCGTTGGTGCAATTTACCTCGACATTGGGATGATTCACGCCAAGTCGTTTGTCTTTTCTTCGTTTGAAAATGTCGACATGAACCTGACTGATGACAATTACAAGGATCAACTCATGCGTTGGTGTCAAGCGAACAAAGTGTCTTTGCCGGACTACCAAGTCAAGGGTCAATACAATGGCACATTTCATATTGAAGTTGTGGTGGATGGCATTCCACATGGATCTGGGTTTGGAAAGACCAAAAAGGATGCTGAACAAAATGCAGCTCAAATTGCGCTTAAGACGACGGAGCGATTTAAGAAATAGGATGCACCCAAGAGCCAAAGAACTCATCGAACAAACATACGCGGATCAACGCAGTCAAGAATGGCTCAACCTTCGTGGTAATTTACTCACAGCGAGTGATGCTGCGACAGCAATTGGTCTGAATCCGTATGAAAAACCAGAGGGGCTTCTCGCAAAAAAGTGTGGTGCGGCTCGTCCGTGGGCTGGAAATGAAGCAACTGCTCACGGGACGAGACTCGAACCGATGGTTCGTGACTTGTATGACATGCGTCACGGACAGATTAGTCATGAGATTGGTCTCGTGCAACATCCGGTCCACAAGTTTCTCGGTGGTTCACCCGATGGCATCACCGAGTCGGGTCGACTCCTCGAGATTAAATGTCCGTTGAGTCGAAAGATTAAACCTGAAGTTCCGGGATACTATCTTCCACAGATTCAACTTCTCCTTGAGATTATGGATCTTGAGGTGTGTGATTTTTTACAGTACAAGCAGGGACCCCCAGAAGAGTTTGTCGTTGTCGAGGTTCCAAGGGATCGTGAGTGGTTTGCAAAGTATCTTCCAGTCATGGGGGCGTTTTGGGATCGGGTGCTCGAGATGCGTCAAAAGGGGATATGTGAGGTTGTCATCGAGGATGAAGAAGAGACTCTGGTGGAGTGCGAAGTCGATTTATTTTCTGAGTAAGTTATAAATGTCTGCTGGTCTTCCTAGAAATATTTTTAATCCAAACGCTACACCTGAAAGTGTAATAAAGAACTTGGGTACGTACGTACCAAGAAGTGCAATTACTGCAGCAAATAACGCAAACAAGGCTTTGAAAAATCAGTACAAAAAACACAAAAATATGGGTAAGCATCAAGCAGAAGCATATAACAGTTTGGCTCGTAATTATGGTTGGCACACACATGCTCAAATAATGAAAATGGGAGCTAACAAAGGGTGGAACAAATAAACTACCATAGACATGAACGAATAGCCGTTTCAAATGAATCTTTAACGTGTTTGAGACCTTGATAGCTGTGTAATGTTGCCAACAGACCATCGTGTATGTCTTTATTTTGCTGACGTTCCTTCTCTGCAATAGTTATCAGCAGTCCATGTATTTCTGGACTCACTGAGTCCCATGCTTCTTCAGCATCTTTCCATACAGTATCAACATTATCACATGGATTTTTGTTTTTCTGAATCCAATTGATCATGTAATTGTACGCTGCTCGGTTGAAATTTTCACGTTCAAATATGTGAAAGACTGATCCATCTCGTGACACCGCAAGTTCGCCGTCGATAATATTAAACTCATCCATGATGGTATAAAAAAACTAAACATTTTAAAAACAAATAATGAAGCACCTCATCGGACACGTCACTGGTGTTTGTCTTGAGACGATCGATGAACTCGAACCATTGATGGAACAAATTGCTGATGAGTGCAAACTGACTGTCGTCAGCCGAGCCTTTCACCAATTTGAACCAGTTGGGGTTACAGGCGTGCTTGTCCTGTCAGAGTCTCATTTTTCGGTGCACACCTATCCGGAGAATAACAGCGTCTATCTTGACATTTTTTGTTGCTCAGAGACGTTCGATCCTGAAAAGGCGGGACGAATCATTTTGCGGGTGCTCAATGCGACTGACGCCGAATGGCAGGTTGTACTTAGAAAATAGATGCATTTTTATATAAATGGCTCATCGGCTGTATCAGACTTTGCTGGAGAATCCCCGTATTCCAATTATTATTGCAAGCGGTCCAGCAGGGACTGGAAAAACGATGATGGCATGCCGCGCGGCTGCAAAACATGCACGACATGTCATCCTTACACGTCCTGCAGTATCGGTTGACGAGCAACACGGATTTCTTCCGGGTGACCTTTCGAAAAAGATGGAACCGTGGGTTCGTCCAATGAAGGATGCTCTTTCGCCATCGACAAAGTTTGAAATTTGTCCGTTGGCATATATGCGCGGTCGCACGTTTGACAATGCATGGATCATCGCGGATGAAATGCAAAACTCTACACCCAATCAGATGCGTATGGTTATGACACGTCTCGGGAAGGATTCCAAACTCATCATCACAGGTGATACGGGTCAGTATGATCGTGGGTTTGAAAATAACGGACTCAAAGATTTGCTACTTCGCCTAGAGACAAATTACATAAACGGTATTGAGCAGGTGCGGTTCACAGACGAAGACATTAAGCGCCATCCGATTATACGAGACATTCTTCAAATGTACATGTAATTAACTATTCATCATCATTTAGTAGGTCGTTTTTTTGCGGCGGAGCATTCTTG